CTATTGGAGACTGCGTCGTATTCAGGACTCCGGTAGCGGCACTGCGACTGAGGACATCCCCTTCCGTATGCTGACCTGCTTGATTTCGGGCCTGGCTTACTACTTGTCTATGAAGATTCCCGAGGCCGCAAATCGGATTGAGATGCTTAAGGCATCGTATGAAGAGCAGTGGGCCTTGGCTTCTTCTGAGGACCGTGAGAAGGCTCCGTTGCGCCTGGCTCCTAGAGAGATGTTCTACTAATGCCTAATCCATACGCTTCGGGTAAATGGGCGATATCGCAGTGTGACCGCTGCGGGTTTCGCTACAAGCTGAAGCAGCTCAAAGAGATCGTAATTAAGACTAAGAACACAAATATCTTGGTCTGCCCCACATGTTGGGAACCTGATCAGCCGCAGCTTCAGCTCGGTATGTATCCTGTAGATGACCCTCAGGCGTTGAGAAATCCAAGGCCGGATACGACGTACATCATCGCTGGTAACACGGGCTTACAAATTGATCCGGGATCGGGTCCATTGGGTAGCGGAGATCAGTCTGGTGGTAGTAGAATCATTCAATGGGGATTTGCTCCTGTTGGCGGGGCTCAGGCTTACGACACGGACCTAACTCCAAATAATCTGGTGCTCGGGATTGCCTTGGGTACCGTAACAGTAGCGACGACTTAGGAGTCTGTCATGCAGAAGAATATGCCCAAAAATGTCCCCATCGTGCCCAGCAAGAACGGTTACCCCAACAACATCCCCAACACGCAGACTGTGAAGACTCGTGGTACTGGGGCTGCTACCAAGGGAACCAACTCTTCTAAGAAGCTTGGATAATGGACTACGGAACGCTGTTTAAAACGATTCAAGGTTATCTGGAAAACGACTTTCCAGCGGAGACGCTTGCGGCTTCAACGGGGTCCGGTACGGTTAGCCTTACATCTAAACAGCAGATCGACACGTTCATACGACAGGCTGAGCAGCGGATCTATAACTCGGTTCAGTTCCCTGACTTCCGCAAAAACCAGACTGGTACAACGACAGGTAGCAATAAGTACCTGGCCACGCCTGTAGACTTTCTCGCTCCCTACTCTTTGGCTGTTGTGGACCCCACGACAGGTGAGTACGAGTATCTTCTGAACAAGGATGTGAACTACATCCGAGCTGCGTATCCGAATCCCACTACTGAGGGAATCCCAAAATATTACGCTCTGTTTGATAAGAACACATTTATTCTTGGCCCGACTCCAGCTGCAAACTACGCGGTCGAGCTGCATTACTTTTATTACCCAGAATCAATCACCGGAACTGACGCAAGTCCGGCGGCGGCAACAAATACCACATGGCTTGGCGATAACTTTGATTCTGCTCTTCTGTATGGCGCACTCATTGAGGGCTATACGTTTATGAAGGGTGAGGCTGACGTCATCGCTGGATACAACAAGCGCTACGAAGAGGCAATGATCCTGGCTAAGCGTCTGGGTGATGGCATGGATCGTCGTGACGCATACCGATCTGGCCAGGTCAGATTGTCGGTGAACTAACATGGCATTTATCGGAAACTTTACTTGCGACTCCTTCAAGACGGAGCTTTTGAATGGCGACGTGGATTTTAGTGCGGATACTTTCAAGATCGCCCTATACACCAACGACGCTTCACTCACTGCCTCCACGACTGCGTACACAACTACTGGTGAGGTTTCTGCTTCGGGCTATACGGCGGGTGGCAATACGCTTACTGCTACGGTAGGAGCCACAGCTGGTACGTCGTTCGTTAACTTCGCTAATACGTCTTGGTCGGGTGCGTTCACTGCTCGTGGCGCTCTGATCTACAAGTTCAACGGCACCACAAACCCCGCCGTTTGTGTTCTGGACTTCGGTGCAGACCGTACCTCAACTACTACGTTCACGGTTCAATTCCCGGCAACGAGTAGTACAACCGCTCTTATTCGCCTAGCCTAAGGAGAAACAATGACATTTGCAGCTGGTGTTTTTTCGGAACCGCCTGTTGTTGTGGTGACCAATCGTCGCCCAGCAGAAAAGGACATCTACAAAGAGATGTGGTCCAAACCTGAGTACCGAAAGATCGCCCCAGGCGAGCATGTCGTGTTTGACTTTTTAGAGCAGGCCAAGCCCAAGAGCGGTGAGTCAATTTTAGATCTTGGCTGCGGTACTGGCCGTGGATCATTGGCTCTGGCGGCGTTTGGCAATCTAGACGTGACGATGGTTGACTTTGCGGACAACTGCCTGGATGACGACATCCGGCCTATGCTTGAAACCCAAAGCCATGTCATGCGCTTCGTTGAAGCAGATCTCACAAAAGAGTTACCGGTTCAGGCCACTTATGGCTACTGCACCGACGTGCTTGAGCATGTCCATCCAGATTACGTAGATACGGTTCTGGATAATTGCCTCAAGGCATGCAAGCATGTTTTCTTCCAGATCTCGACCGTGGATGATGTTATGGGGGCCATGATCGGCCATCCGCTTCATCTGACGGTACAGCCTTACAGCTGGTGGCTCAAGAAGTTCATTGATCGTAACTGTGCGATCCACTGGTCCCGCGAGGACTCCAATGCGTGCCTGTTCTATGTTTCCTCCTGGACTCCGGTTGAGGACATGGAAATACACGGCGAGCTGAACTGCGGCCTTGAGAAGATCAAGGAAAATGTTCGCCACAACATCAAGCTAGGCTTTCAGCAGGTCCAGCCCCATCCGACAAACGACGTCGAGGTGATGATTGTTGGTGGCGGACCTTCGCTGGCCAAGAATATCGACACGATTCGCAAAATGCGTGAGCAGGGAACCAAATTAATTTGCCTGAACAATGCGTATCAGTTTTGCCTGGATAATGGGATCAAGCCATCTGCCTACGTAATGGTGGACGCCAGGGAGTTTAATGCTCGGTTTGTGGAAAACATCATCCCCGAGTGCAAGTATTTCGTCGCTTCTCAATGTGATCCCGAGGTGTTTGCCAAGCTCCCCAAAGAGCAGACATACATCTGGCACACAAGCACTGAGGAAATTAATGAGATCCTGGCTGAGCAATATGAGACCTGGTACCCAGTGCCAGGTGGCTCAACAGTCTTGTTGAGAACGATCCCGTTGTTTAGAATGTTGGGATTCAAACGTTTCCATGTTTTTGGCTGTGATTCATGCCTAGAAGATGGGGCGCACCATGCCTATGCACAGGCAGAAAACGATGGGCAGTTGGTCATTCCTGTTCGGATTGGTGATAAAGTCTTTTCGTGTCACCCCTGGATGGTTTCGCAGGCCAAAGAGTTCATCGACTTAGTCAGGTGCATGGGCGACGTCATGGAGTTAGAAATTTATGGTGGAATGCTCCACCAAATTTTAGTCGACGGTGCGTCTCGCGCCGATTTAGAGGAGCAATAAAATGGCTGCAACCGCGTGGCAACTTTACAATTCGGCCAAAAAGTATATTGGCAACGGAACCATTACCCTTGGTAGTGGGGTTTTTAAAATGCTGCTGGCCAACTCGGCTAGTAACACGTCTACCTTCACCCTGAGCACATACGCCTCGATCACGGGCGAGATCTCTGCTACTGGCGGTTACACCACCGGTGGTAAAAATCTTGTTCCTGCGACCGGACAGTGGACCGTAGGTGCTTCAGCGAAGCAGATGAAATTCACCTACTCCACAGTGGGCCTGACCTTCACGGCCTCTGGGGCTTCGCTGAACAACATCAAGTACGCGATCATCCGTAACTCGACCGGCGCTGGCGCTGGAAAGCTTTTGTGCTTCTGCCAGCTCTCGTCTGCTCAGTTCACGGTTTCTTCGCCGAACACGCTGACTGTTCTTCCTGCTGCGACGGGTGTCTTTACCCTGACCTAATAGGAGGTCTCAGTGTCAGCAGGCTGGGGCATAACTCCCTACGGGGAGGGTGATTGGGGCAGTCTAAACTCCACCGTTCCTGACGGCGGGTCTGTTTCAGTTGCGGGCGCAGCTCCCAGCCTGTTTGTTGAGTTCTTTATTACGCCCCCATCTGGGGCGCTTGCAGCGGTTGGTGCCGAACCCGTTACCGGCACGTTTGTTGAAACCGCATCCGGCTCTGTTGGTA